CTCGTCTTCTATGGCTGTAGAAGTGAACCCATTTGTACCGTCCGCAGCGCTGCCAAAACCTGCTACACTTCTAAAGCGTACCGTATCTCCAGTTGAACGACCATGACCCGGACTTAAAACTTTAATTACACTAGAACCGGAGGCTCCTGAAATAAAAGAGTTGAATCCAAGAAGAACTTCAACAGCCGGTTCCGTCCGATCTGGGCGTGCATTGCGTAAAGCTTGGGGGTCAGCCATAAATTTTGGGACATCTAATTGAGGTTGCTTGGATTCCCACTCGTCATTCCCCACCAGGAAACCAGTCCATTCTTTCTTCATGTTCCTTAATTTATAGGCAACCCCGGACCTATCCGAGATTCCCAAGGCATATTTTTCTGAAGCATATTTAGGCATTATCCAACTGCCCTTAGAGAAGAAGCTGTGGGAACAAGAGTAAGAGACACACGATCCTGGTCTTCTGTCGCAGCCCGCATAAATTCTTCTTCATAGATAGATTTAAGAAGTTGCACACGCTCCGGAGCCTTTTTCATCGCTATGTAATAAGCCAATCCGGCTGAAAGACATGGATAAAACCTCCATGGAACTTCAACTGTATCTACAGAAGTATCTGCATCATCTATGCGAACAATTCGGTCATAGATAATTTGGTCTGTACTATTTTCTGGAGAAGGCCAAATTCGGTAGACCGGCGTTATCAAACGATCCACATAATATTGAATGGTTCTTCCCGTTGTAGTTTTATCGGGTATGCGAAGATAATCGTCTCTTCCGATTCTGTTGATAGTTATGTCAGTGCTGTCCCGCCGCACTACCCCTGATAAAATATCTACAGAAGATTGGACATCACTAAGTGACGGAACGCTGCTAACTGTAGTTGTAGCAGAACTGGAAGAACCCGTAATGGTTTCAGATGCAGTAAAAGTTCCGGAAGGAACAGTTATAGTCATGGTAGTGGAAAGGGGCTTTGTTATTACTGAAGCAGTGACAGAACTGCTTCCTCCAGTAATCGTTTCACCAATAGTAAAACTATCGCTATCTGCTACCGTTAATGTAATGGTTCCCAAAGGATATTCAGTAATGCCCGAAGCCACTGTTTGTGTCACTTCTGCTACCGTCCAGAGATTTAATCCTCTGTTAGCCCAGTCCGCAAATAAAAGATTTAATGATCTCCGCGCAGTTAGAGCATCATAGCCGGTTCTTAACTCCAACCCGCATCGCTCAAAGGCTTCTTCAATATACTCCGCTACATCGGGTTCAAAGTTTTTTGATCCAGAAACAGCCATTAGTATGAACTCCTGTTACCCAATAAAAAGAGATCTTACACCAACCGCCAATTGACCAAGGATCAAGAATCCTACCCCCCATAGAATGCGGTTGATTCCATCAATGGATTTCTGAATATGGTATAAATCATTCTTTTTTAGAGCATCAACCTTCTGTGCAATGAGTTTTAAGTCACCCCGTACCTGTACAATATCAAGTTCATTTTTGCGGTCTAAATCAACCATAACGATTAATATTCCTTGATACAGTATATAATTACAGTATAGGTTTCTCCACTTCCTGCTCCAACTGTTGTGAATTGAACGTCACCTGTTTTTCCGCTACCGGAATAATTAGGCAAACCGCTTATGTCCGAAAAATCCAACGTATCTGAATAATCCGCAGGAAGTTCTGCTGCTATCACATCTGTTGTTGCGTCCCAGAGAATTTTGACACCCATTCCAACCGTAGTAAAAATAATTTTTTCAAAACGGACGGCTGTACAGGAAGTACCTTCCTGAAGCGCAGAAAGTGCTGAAACATCTATTTTTGTGACTGCTGATTCACCAGTACCATCGCTGGTATTAGTAAAATAAAAGACTGCTTTTCGAGGCCCGTCTACTATTGTAGTTGAAGCAACCGCATCTGCCATAATAAACTCCTACCTATGCAATTTGCACATACTCAATAATGAAGGTGAAAGAACCGGCCGTAGTTGCATCCACAGTATTTGTAATATTGCAATAAATAGTCCGTGCAGCAGAAGTATACTGAACAGAAGCCGGAGCAGTAGTGCCACTCTCAGTCTGAGTTACTAACGAAGGCAATGTCACGTTACCTACAACAACCGTAGTACCGCCATCAAGAATCTGGTCAGTAACAGCCGCTACAATCTGTGCGCCAGAACTGGAAGTACCCACTTCATAACCAATATCACCAGTTCCAATTACTGGAGCCGTAGCACAAAAAATCTTGATATTAGTCATAATCGTGTTAGCTGGTTGCGTGAACTCACCAATCGCGGAGCTATCACCAGCCGTGGTGTTTACTGTGACACCCGTAGCATAGCCAACGTGCTTGATATATTTATTGGTGAAAATTCCTGTAGAAGCGACCGAAGAGGTTTCAGTGACAGCGCCGGTTGTCGAGGCAATATTTATAACTTTGAAACCATTTTCCGACCTAACTGGACCATTAAAAGTTGTCTTAGACATAATAAAATTCCTTCTTACAAAGGTATCGCCCTAGAGTCTTGTAAGCGTCTGCTGGGACAGTCGCTAGGGCTTTTGAATCCCAGAAAAGAAGGGAAGGGGCGAACCCCCTCCCTGCATTTCATTACGCTCCGGGCGAACCGAAGATACCGCGAGGATCAGACCAGCCAAACGCATAGCGTTCGCGAGCCTTGTACCTCACATTTCCTGTGTCAAAGTCGCCTTCCATGGAAGTTCTAATCGGAGTCCGATTAAATCCTTTCACTCCATTTGGAGCATCCGTTTTGATGAACCAAGCATCAGTATCCGTTAAGAAGTGGTTAACGGCATAGCCTTCCGGAACCATTCCCATGTTCCGAATAGCATTGATGTCGTTATCCGCTGTTCCCGGACGAAGTGTCGATTCAAGTAAACGATCAGTAGTAAACTGAAGTTCCTTCGGAATTATCAGTTTCATACCTTTTACAGCAACTTTCAGACCGCGCTCATCGACAAATCCAGCAATGTCAATAAGAGCCTGTTCTAGACTGGTCTCATTGAGATCTGCTGCTGTCGAAAGTTCGTTTCGGAAAGTACTGCCATTAACCAGGGTATGAGCCGTGGAACATAATTCCAGACCATCACCACCAGTATAGGTACTGTCGAACGCATTGTTAAGAACCGCTGCGCCCTTCACCTCTTTGGTTTGACTCATGCTTCGTGCCAAAGCCCGTGTGTACCGTCCAGCCAATCGATCATAAAGATTATCTTCGATTGCCTCTTCCGTAATGGAGAAAGCTAATGCAATTGTCTCCATGGTGTAACGAGCAGTGTAGACTTCTTGTGCGTCATCATAAGAGACAGCACTTCCTTCACTTTTCGTTGGCGCGGTGCCAAAGCCACTTAACATGACCTCTTCTTCAAAAGCACGATCAGAGTTCTCCATATTGAAGATATCTTCGTACTCTCTTCCGTATTGGTCATATTCCAAACCAAACAAGGCATTAAGGCCGGGTTCCAACTCTTTAACTAGTTGTGCTCTACTAATAGCCATTAGTCAGCCCTCCTATACGCCAGTAGTTGAAACAGTACCAGCCGCAATAGCGCCATTGGCACTATTGAAGTGGTTGTTCAACCGGACTAAAGCAGGAATCCCAGCCGCCGTAAAATCTGAATTGGCAGGATCTTCTTCCCAGCCAAGAATCCGCAAGTTAAGCGTATTCGTGGTGGCAATCGCACCAATATCAAATTTCGCAGAAGACACACCAGTAGTTGTACTACCACTGGCACCAGAATCAAAAGCTGTATTTGCAAATACAGCAGCTCTGGCTGTCGCCTTACTTGTCCACGTAGCATCCGTTGCAATAGAAAAAATTTGCATCGGATCATCTGCTACAAAAGCCCGTATCGGGTGGTTACTATCCGCACCTGATCCAGGCCAATAATTACTCCACGTGGGTTTCCCCGTAGTGCTATTGACATATTGACAACCCATGAAAGCACCAAGTAGCCCAACACTACCACCCGCCGCTGCTCCTACAACTTCAATAACCCCTGCTGCAACAGGGATGACTGGAGAGCCTTGGTAAATAGCAGTACTGTTGCCATTGGCAATTTCATACATTGTATAGCCAGAAACACCGGTGGAGTTGGAGTTCTGACCCATCTTACCGACAGGTTTCAGTCCCCATGCTCCATTAGTATTAGCCATACCATTTGCTCCTTAAAGCAATTGTAAAATAAAAACAGTAGACCCTAAGTCTCTGACTTAGGACCACCAAACGTAACACGCGATTGACGTTCAGGCTTCTGAATAGCCATCGAATGATGCTGCGTCTCCTTTAAAAGATCGTTATCGACCGCTTGCATTGCTTCCGAATTTTGTCTCCGGAAATAGCTAGTACGGTCATCAACAATCTCAATAGGAATACGAGCTAGTAACAATCCTCCAACACCAAAAACTCCTTCGTACTTTCCGCTATCCATCGTAGGAGCTTCAAAATCAGGGTATTCTTCCTTACG